ATGCCCTTCGCCTGGTCCCCCTCGGTCATCGAGGACCTTCATCGCCTGTATGTCACCGGCAAGTTGAGCGCGGCCGCGACGGCGCGCGCATTGGGCGGCGGGGTGACCCGCAACGCCGTTCTGGGCAAGGTGCACCGGCTCGGCTGGACGCGGACGGACGGCCCCAAGGCCGGACGGCCGCCATCGCCCACCGGCCCGCGGGTCAATCCGCGCCTGGTGAATCCGCCGCCGCGATGGGTGCGGGGCGGGCCGTTCTCCAAGGTGCTGCCTCTGCCCAAGCTGCGCGAGATCACGGTGATCTCGACCCCCAAGCTGTGGACCGAGCGGGGCGAGCGCGAATGCGCCTTTCCCGTGGGCGAGCCGGCCGGGCTGGGCCGGCAGTTCTCCTGCTGCGCGCCCGTGGCGCGGCGGCGCGCCTACTGCCCCGCCCACTGGACGTTGATGACTCTGGAGGAAAGGGCGCTGTCGGCCCACGACGTGGACGCGATTTCGGCCTTCGCGCGGAGGGCGGCGTGACGGGCGCCAAACGGAAAACCAAGCCGGCGCTGCGCCTGAGGGTGATCGCCGAGGCCGGACAGGCGCGGGCCGAGGGCCTGGCCCTGATCCAGCGCATGGACGAGACCGCGCGGCTGGAACAGGCGCGCGGCGGCGAGGTGGTGCGCGACGGGCCGCGGATGCGCATTCCGACCCGCGACGGCCTGCAGACTTTGCGCGACGGTGGGGCGCTGGAGGGGCCGGAGTACGAGGCGGGCCTGATGTACCGCCGCTGCTTCGAGACCTTGTCGGCCGGACCGCGCTCGAACCTGAACCGGGATTTCATGAGCGGGGTGCGCGGTGTCGCCGAGGCGGGGGCCGACAGCTTCGCCGAGCTCCGGGCCCTGCGCGCCGAGCAGCTGGCCCGCTGGGAAGCGCTGGCCGGAACGGGCCGGCAGCTGTGGGTGCTGCGCCTGGTGGCCGGCCAGGGGCGGACGATCAATAGCCTCGGGAGCGGCGGGTCGGCCCGCCTGGCCAATACGCGCGCGCTGGCCGAGGTGCTGCGGGCGATCGCGACGGAGCGGGGGTTGAGGCGGTGAGCGGACTAAGCGCTATCCACCCGTTGCGGACCTCGGTCCGCCAGGTATCGTCCTGCAAATGAAACTTCGACTGGCATCCAGGTTCACCGCACCGCTGATCGCTGCGAGCCTGGCTTTGGTTGCGACCCAGGGAAACACTGCCGCCGTTAAGACGGCCAAGATTGCGTGCGATGTCGTCAAGGCTCAAGTCTCGGCGTCTCGCCATTTCCCGGTGTCGGCAGTCGCGTTCTGCGACATTCTTCCCGAAGGAAGCAGCGCGAAGGCCTACTACGTGCTCGCGCTCCACAGCCGTCGGCAGTGCCAGGGCATATGCAGTACCAACATGGGTTGGTTTGCAGTCCAGAAGTCAACGGGGCGGGTATTTGAGTGGGATGATGCGGAAGAGAAGCTAGGCCCACCGGTCAAGTAGCGTCCGCTTCCATCCCTTGCAGACTCCGCCCAGCGGAGCCACGCTTAAGCAACGACCGGTGCTGATCATCGGCGGCTTCGTGTCCACTCCGTACTTCACCGTGGCCCCGGCGCCGATTGTCGTGCGCGAGACGGGCTGAGTCATCGCGCGGCTCGATGGCGGCGCTTTCCCTAGACGAGGAGTTTCCCATGACCGACTGGCGTGAACGCCGGCTGGGCGCCCACGTGCGCCGCCACTTGGAGAAGCGGGACAAGGCCGCCAGGCGCCTGAAGGGCTCGGCGGACAAGCCGGTGATCTTCGCCCTCCGTTCGGAGGCCAGGAATCACGCCGAGAAGGCGCTGAACGCCCTGGCGAACCTGATGGAGGCGGCGGCCAGCGAGCACGCGCGCATCTCCGCGGCCAACGCCATCCTCGATCGCGGGTACGGCAGGCCCATGACCGGCGCGCAGGCGGCCGAGTATGAGCCGGACGACGACGACGAGACCGAGGATGAGGACGACGATTTCGAGGTCGTATGGCTCGGCAAAGACTCCTGAACCCCTACGACGCGCGACAGGCGTTCATACCCTTTCACTCGCGGGAGAAGCGCTGGTCCTGCATCGTGGCGCACCGCCGGGCGGGCAAGACGGTGGCGGCCGTCGCCGACCTGATCAAGGCGGCCACGGGCTGCGAGCGGCCCGAGCCGCGCTTCGCCTATGTCGCCCCCTATACCAGCCAGGCCAAGGATCTCGCCTGGACGTACCTGCGCCAGTACACGGCACACATCCGCGGCGCGCGGGCCAGCGTGTCAGAGCTGAAGGTCGACCTGCCGGGCGGGGCGCGGATCAGGCTCTATGGCGCCGACAACTATGACCGGCTGCGGGGCATTTATCTGGACGGCGTGGTGCTGGACGAGTTCGCCGACATGGATCCGCGCGCCTGGTCCGAGGTGATCCGTCCGGCCCTGGCCGACCGGCAGGGGTGGGCGGCGTTCATCGGCACGCCCAAGGGGCGCAACGCCTTCTTCGAGATGTTCGAGCGGGCCGAAGCCTCGGATGACTGGTTAGCCCTGAGGCTGAGGGCGTCGGAGACGGGGCTGATCGCGCCCGAGGAGCTGGAGGCGCTGAAGGCCGAGCTTTCGCCCGACGAATATGCGCGGGAGATGGAGACCAGCTTCGACGCGGCCGTCGCCGGCGCCTACTACGCCGCGGCTCTGACCACGGCGGAGCGGGAGGGGCGGGTCGGCCGGGCGCCGCACGATCCGGCGGCGGAGGTGCACGCCGCCTTCGATCTCGGCATCGCCGATTCCACCGCCATCTGGCTGGCGCAGTTCGTGGGCCGGGAGATCCGGCTGATCGATTACATCGAGAATTCGGGCGTGGCGCTGGACTGGTACGCCCGGGCGCTGCGCGAGCGGCCCTATCTCTACGCGCCGCTGATCCTGCCGCACGACGCCATGGCGCGGGAGCTGGGCACGGGACGCAGCCGGGCGGAGATGCTGCAGGCGATGGGCTTTTCCGTGTGCCTGGCGCCCCGGATCGGGGTGGCCGACGGGATCGAGGCTGTGCGCCGGATGCTGCCGCGCACCTGGATCGACGGCGGCCGCTGCGAGGCGGGGCTGCGGGCCCTGCGCGACTATCGTGAGAAGACCGACCCCAAGCGGCGGATCGCGCTGGGGCCGCTGCACGACTGGACCAGCCATGCCGCCGACGCCCTGCGCTACCTGATGACCGCCTACGACGAGCCAGAGGCCGGGCGCGCGGCGCGCCGGGCCGGAGGCCAGATGCAAGGCTGGATGGGATGAACGACGGCTTCGACATGGGCTAGTGTCGGCGCCGACAAGAATTCCATGGAGCAGATGACATGCCAGACCCGAGCATAGGCGCCTTTGCCGAAGCCCTGGTGCGGCTGGTCCGGGATCGCGCCATCCGCAATTGCGACGCCCGCCTGAAGCCAGGCTCCCGGTCGCCCATCGGGAGGCATTGGCAGGCGGCCCTGGACGGTTACGACCCAATGGCAATAGCCGACATGCTCATTGCGGATTGCGTCGATGAGGCCCTGTTCTGCCTGCTCAATGCGATCGACGAGGGCGGTCTAAGGCTGACCTATGTTTCGCCGGACGGCCAGTCGGTCGATCTATGCGAAGGCGGCCGCGGAGAACTGGCGGGCTGGTACATGGGCGCCGAAAACTGGCGCGACAAATTCTCGGACCAGAGACTCAACGACTATCTGACCTGAGGCGCTCGACGGGAGCGGCTCATGGCCGACGACGGAACAAAGTAAGAACTTTTCCTTGACGACTCGGGCAGGTCCGGCTAGTATCTTGTCATTCCCGAGAAGTGGGCCGCAGCGGCGGCGCCCTCGGAATTCCCGGCACAAGACACCCCGTCGTCCCGGCCCCTCGGCAGGCCGTGAGCGGCGCAGTCCTCAACAGCGAGGCGGCGCCGGGGCGCACCTATACGCATTACTTATCATCTGACCCTGGAGGCCCCGTGGACGACCTTCTGAAAGAGGCGAAGGAGGCCTTCGAGCTGTGCGTGGCGCATGAGGCGGAGAACCGGGCGGCGGCGCTCGACGACATCCGCTTCGCCAGGCTCGGCGAGCAATGGCCGGCGGAGGTGAGGAAACGGCGCGAGCTGGATGCGCGGCCGTGCCTGACCATCAACCGCCTGCCGGCCTTCATCCGCCAGGTGGTGAACGACGCACGGCAGAACCGTCCGGCGATCAAGGTGCATCCCGCCGACGACGCGGCCGATCCAGTAGTGGCCCAGATCTACAACGGCCTGATCCGCAACATCGAATATGTGTCGGACGCCGACACCGCCTACGACACGGCGCTGGACTGCGCGGTGACCTCGGGCCTCGGCTATTTCCGCGTCAACACCCGCTACGCCTCGGACGACGGCTTCGACCAGGACATCGTCATCCAGCGAGTGGCCAATCCGTTCTCGATCTTCGCCGATCCCTATTCGACGGCGGCGGACTCCAGCGACTGGAGCCTGGCCTTCGTGGTCGATTCCATGGACCGGGAGCGGTTCAAGGCCAGGTACAAAGGCGCGGACCAGGTCGACTGGGACGCGCTGGGCTATTCGGGGCTGGCGGCGCCCTGGCTGGACGACCGGCGTGTGATGGCGGCCGAGTATTGGACGCGGCGGCCGGTGAAGCGGCTGATCCTGGCGCTGTCGAACGGCGAGACGGTGGGCGAGGACGAGTTCCGCGCCAACAAGGCGATGTTCGACGCGGCGGGCGTGAGCGTGATCGGCCGCCCGCGGGAGGCAATGTCGTTCGAGGTGAAGCAGCACCTGCTGACCGGGGCCGAGGTGCTGGAGACGGTGGACTGGGCCGGCAAGTACATCCCGATCGTGCCGGTCTATGGCGACGAGGTGAACATCGAGGGGCGGCGGCATCTGCGCTCGCTGGTGCGCGACGCCAAGGACCCGCAGCGGATGTTCAACTACTGGCGCACGACCTCCACCGAGCTGGTGGCTCTGGCGCCGCGGGCGCCGTTCATCGGACCCAAGGGCGCGTTCAAGACCGACGCCGACAAGTGGGCCACCGCCAACGTGGACAACCACGCCTATATCGAGTTCGACGGGCCGACGCCGCCGATGCGCCAGGAGTTCGCCGGGGTTCCGGCCGGGGCGCTGCAGGAGGCGATGAACGCGGCGGACGACATCAAGTCTATCCTGGGGTTGTACGACGCTTCCCTGGGGGCGGCCTCGAACGAGACTTCCGGCCGGGCGATCCTGGCCAGGCAGAGGGAAGGGGACGTCTCGACCTTCCATTTCGTCGACAACCTGTCGCGGTCGATCCGCCACGCCGGGCGCATCCTGATCGACCTGATCCCCAAGGTGTATTCGGAACCGCGCATCCTGAGGGTGCTGGGGCCCGGTGGTGAGCCGTCGACCGTGGCGGTGAACCAGGCGGCGCCGGGGGCGGGTCAGGGCGACCCGAACCTGCAAATCTATGACCTGGCCGCCGGAAAGTACGACCTGACCGTGGAGGCGGGGCCCAGCTTCACCACGCGGCGCGAGGAAGCGGCCAACCAGATGATCGAGCTGATCCGGGCCTTCCCGGAGGCGGCGCCGGTGCTGGGCGACCTTCTGGCGAAGAACCTCGACTGGCCGGGCGCCGACGAGATCGCCGAGCGGCTGAAGGCGCTATTGCCGCCGCAGCTGCAGGCGGGGGCGCAGGCCGCGGGACCGGGACAGCAGGTGCAGGCGCTGCAGCAGCAGCTGGCGGCGCTGCAGGCCGACAAGACGATGCAATCGCGCAAGTTGGACATCGATCAGTACCGCGCCGAGACGGAGCGGATGGAGACAGTGAACAGGGGGACGGGCTCAGCCCGCTAGTCCAAATCCAGAATGCCGGCCGGTCCAAAGGACAGGGGATCGAGACCGATCGTGTTTTCGACGACGGCTCCGTCGGTCCCCTGTAGTTGGATGTGGTACTTCCGATAGGCTGTTTCCGGGAAACCCCTCAAGTAGGTCCAGTGGGTTCCGGCGCGTTCGATGCCGATCACCGTCTTGTATGGGCCCGCGCGGCCGGTCAGGCCCTCGTATAACGCCTTGATACGTGTGAAATCAGCCTGCGGCGTCGCCATGGCCAACAGCCACGGTCCACAGATCAAGGCTGCAGCCAAGACAAGTACGGCGGCTGCGGCGGCGTCCAGCGATGCGCCCATGTCGTCCCCCATCTGAACCGAGCCTAGCTCAATCCCGAGGACAAGATGAAGAGAACCGACGAGGCCGCCGAGGCGGTCGCGGATGACGACGTGCGTCCCGATGACATCCAGCCGGAGGCCGCCGCGCCCGACCCGGACGACCTGGTCGAGGTCGAGCACGAGGGGCGGACCTACGCCGTGCCGGCGGCGCTGAAGGGCGCGCTGATGCGGCAGGCGGACTACACCCGCAAGACTCAGGCGCTGGCGGCCCATCGCCAGGCGCTGGAGGCGGGGGGGCAGGCGCTGGCCGAGGCGGCCGACCGCGTGCACGGCAATCTGCTGGATCATGGCCGCGTGGCCCTGATGGGCGACCACATCGCGCAGCTGTCGGGCCTGAACTGGCCGGCGCTGCAGCAGCAGAGCCCCGCCCAGGCCCAGGCGCTGATGCACCAGCTCTTCCAATTGAGGCAGGCCCACGAGATCGCCGCGGGCCGGCTTCAGCACCAGGAGGCCGTGGCGGCCTTCGACCGGCAGCGTCAGCACGCCAGGCAGGTCGAGCAGGGCCACGCGGCGCTCCAGCAAGAGATCGACGGCTGGTCGCCCCAGCTGGCGCAGTATGCCGCCGGCCAGGGGATCACGCCTGAGGAACTCGACGAGCTCAGCGATCCCCGGCTGGTGAAGATCCTGCACCACGCCTGGCTCGGCCATCAGGCCCAGCAGCAAGCGTCAGCGGCGAAAAGGCTGACCAAGGCCCAGGCCATCCGCCCCGCGATCGAGGTGGGCGGAACCGGCGGGGCTCCGACCGATCCCAACCGCATGTCGACCGACGACTGGATGCGTCACCGGCGCGGGCAACTCCGTTCAAAAGGCCATAATCGATGACCAACTCGCTCCTCACGCCGCAGCAGATCACCCGAGAGGCGCTGCGCGTCCTGCACAACAAGCTGACCTTCATCGGCGCCATCAACCGCCAGTACGACGACAGCTTCGCCAAGTCGGGCGCCAAGATCGGCGACACCCTGAAGATCCGCCTGCCCAACCAGTTCACCGTGCGCTCGGGCGCCACCCTGGCGGCCCAGAACGTCACCGAGCAGAGCGTCTCGCTGCAGGTCGGCACCCAGAAGGGCGTCGACATGAACTTCTCGTCGCTGGACCTGACCCTGACCCTCGACGACTTCTCCAGCCGCATCCTGGAGCCGGCCATGGCGGTGCTGGCCTCGGCGCTCGAGGCCGACGCGGTGAGCATGTACAAGGATGTCTACCAGCTGGTGGGCACGCCCGGCACGACGCCCAACACGCTGCTGACCTATCTGCAGGCCCGGGCGCGGCTGAACAACAGCCTTGCCCCGATGGACGCCAACCGGACGACCCACCTGTCGCCGCTGGCCACCGCGACCATCGTCGACGCCCTGAAGGGCCTGTTCCAGGACTCCTCGGCCATCCGCGAGCAGTACCGCGAAGGCTCGATGGGCCGAACGGCGGGCTTCGACTGGTACGAAAACCCGCTGGTCCCGACCCACACCCTGGGCAACACCGTGGCCGGCGTGCAGGTGAGCGGCGCCGGCCAGACCGGCTCCAGCCTGAACATCAAGGGCGTCGCCAACGGCAACACGTTCGTGAGGGGCACCGTGTTCACCATCGCCGGGGTGTTCGAGGTGCATCCCGAGACCAAGGCCGCCACCGGCCGTCTGCAGCAGTTCGTGGTGACGGCCGACGCCACCATGAGCACCACCACCGGCTCGATCGGCATCAGCCCGGCAATCACCATCACGGGCGCGAGCCAGAACGTGGGCGCCTCGCCGGCGGACTCGGCGGCCCTGACCATCGTGGGATCGGCCAGCACGGCCTACGAACAGGAGCTGGCGTTCCATCGCGACGCCTTCGCCTTCGCCACGGCCGACCTGGTGATGCCCAAGGGCGTCGATTTCGCCGCCCGCGAGGTCTTCGACGGCGTCTCCATGCGCATCGTGCGGGCGTACGACATCAACAACGACGCCTTCCCGTGCCGGATCGACGTGCTCTACGGCTACAAGACGATCCGTCCGGCCCTGGCCTGCCGAGTGACGTCCTAGAGCCCTCCCCGACTGCCGGAGGGCGGCGACGTCCTCCGGCGTTTTTCCAGAATCTGATCGGAGGCGGCTTTGCCCCTTGCGACCTATTCCGACCTCAAGGCCGAGGTCGCGTCCTGGCTGCGCCGGGCCGATCTGGCCGCCGAGATCCCGACATTCGTGGCCCTCGCCGAGGCGCAGATGAACCGGCGGCTGAGGGTGCGCCCGATGGCGGCGCGATTGAGCCAGAGCTGGTCGGCAGAATATTTGAGCCTGCCGGCGGACTTCCTGGCGGAGCGAGAGGTCACCGTGACCGACAGCGCCGGCGGCAAGCACAGGCTGGCCTATCTGGCGGCCGAACCGATGGACGTGGCTTCGACGGCGCCGTCGAGCGGGAGGCCGCGGTTTTATGGGCTCTACGGCGGGCAGCTGCGACTGCACCCGGCTCCGGACCAGGCCTATGCGGCCGAGCTCGTCTATCTGCAGGCGATCCCCGGCCTGTCGGACGCCAATCCAACGAACTGGCTGTTGGCGGCTCATCCCGACGCCTACCTGTACGGCGCCCTGGCCCAAAGCGCGCCCTACCTCAAGGCGGACGAGCGGCTGCAGACCTGGTCGAGCCTGTTCCTGGGGGTGCTGGCCGACATCGAGGCGTCCGACCGAACCGGCGCCGCCGCGCAACTACTGACCGACGCGCCGACACGGCCGCGCGCCTTCGACATCACCCGAGGCTGACGACCATGGCTGACACGACCAACTACCGCTGGACCAAGCCAACGGTCGGCGGGAGCTCGAACGGCTGGGGAGACACCCTGAACCTCGATCTCGACCTGATCGATTCCACCATGAAAGCCGTATCGGACCGGATGCCGACGGGCGCCATCGTGATGTGGGGCGGCTCGACCGCGGCGCCCACTGGATATCTGTTGTGTGACGGCGCCGCCGTGAGCCGGACGACCTACGCGGACCTGTTCGCGGCGATCGGCACGACGCATGGGGCGGGCGACGGTTCGACCACGTTCAACGTGCCGAACCTCGAGGACCGCTTCGTGGCCGGCGCCGGGGGGAGCTACGGCGTGGCGGGGCAGGGTGGTTCAGCCACCCAGACCACTACAGTCACCGTGCAGCCGCACACTCTGACCGCCAGCGAGATTCCGGCGCACAGCCACCCGATCAGCGATCCCACTCACGGTCACACCCTTCACGACCCTGGGCACAGCCACACCGTCAACGACTCCGGACACAGCCACAGTCTTTCTCAGCTGAACGGCTTCATTTCGACGCCTGGCGCCGGGTCGGCCCTGGCAGGGGGCGGCACGGTATCCGCTAAGGCGTCGCCCACGTCGGATGGGGCGTTCACGGGTGTTTCGCTGAGTTCGTCGGGCGCCGGGATGTCGCTCGACGCCGCCGCGACCGGGATCACGGTGCTGAACAACACCGGCGGCGGCGGAGGCCACGACCACCCCGTCACCGTGAGCAACACCACCAATCTGCCGCCGTACTACGCGCTCTGCTTCATGGTGAAGACCTAGCATGACCCTGGTCTCCATATCCCTTCCACCCGGCGTGTTCGCCAATGGGACGCTCTACCAAGCCAAGGGGCGCTATTGCGCCGCCAACCTGATCCGGTTCTCGGAGGGGTCGGTAAAGCCGGTGGGCGGATGGCAGCTGCGCTCCGCCGACGCCTCGGCGTTTTCCGGCGCCGCGCGTGCGGTGACCGCCTGGACGGACAACAGCGGCAGCCGCTGGATCGCCGCCGGCACCTCAAGCCATCTCTATGTGCAGGACGAGGGCGGAACCAATACCGACATCACTCCGACCGGCTTCACGGCCGGAAACGACAACGCCACGCAGAACATCGGCTATGGCGGCGGCCCTTACGGCCACTACGATTATGGCGCGCCACGCCCGAACACGGTCGCCTACGATCCGGCCACGGTCTGGACCCTCGACAGCTGGGGCGAGAACCTCGTCGGCTGCAGCGACACCGACGGCAAGCTCTACGAGTGGGCTCCCCAGACCCCGACCGCGCCAGCGGCGGCCATCACCGGCGCGCCGCCCTTTTGCAAGAGTCTGGTAGTCACGGGCGAAGGCTTCCTGTTCGCGCTCGGCGGCGGCAAACCGGGCGACGCCCATGGCGACGGACGAAGCGTGCAGTGGTGCGATCAGCAGAACGACGCCGTGTGGACGCCAGCTGCGACCAACCAGGCGGGGGATTTCGACCTGCCGACCGCAGGAACGCTGATGGCCGGCCGCGCGCTGACCGGCCAGACCCTGCTCCTGACCGATGTTGATGCTTGGACGGCGACCTATCTCGGCGCCCCCCTGGTCTACGGCTTCCAGAAATCGGGTTCGGGTTGCGGCCTGATCGCCCGCGGCGCGGTTGCGGCGTTGGACGCCGAGGCCGTGTGGATGGGGTCCGGGGGGTTCTGGCGGTTTGACGGCCAGACCGTGCAGCCGCTGGATTGCGACGTAGCGGACGCGGTGTTTGGCGACCTTAATCTTGACCAGGTCTCAAAGGCCACGGCGGTGTTGCTGGGCGGGCCCGGCGAGGTGTGGTGGTTCTATCCGTCGAGCAGTTCGACCGAGAACGACCGCTACGTAGCCTGGGCCTATCGCGAGAGCCGGCGGTTGGGCCGCAACGTATGGACGACGGGTCAGCTGACGCGCCTGGCCGGCGCCGGCAAATCGGTGGGGCGCACGCCGCCGCTGATGACGGATCGGAACGGCCATCTCTACGAACACGAGACGGGCCTGAACTACGACGGCGCCCAGCCCTACCTCGAGACCGGGCCCATCGAAATCGGCATGGGCGAATACATCGCCGAGGTGCAGATGGTCATCCCCGACCAGTTCGGGGACGGCGAATACGAAGCCACGTTCTTCACGCGCATGTGGCCCGACGGACCGGAGGCCACCGCCGGCCCCTATCCGCTCGTCAGCCCGACGTTCCTGCTGCTCCAAGCCGCGCAGATCCGGGTGCGGCTCGGCCTTCTCAATACCCAGGCGAGGCCTGCGATCGGCAACCTGCGGCTCTCCGTGGAGCGCGGCGATCGGATCGACAGCGCGACCTTCGCCCCTGACTTCACCCTCGACTACTCCACATTGGATGGCCCGAATGTCCTTTCGTAACTGGATGATGGCGACAGCGGCCGCTGTGGCCGCCTTGGCTCCGGTCGCAACCGCGGCCCAGTCGAGCGGGGGCTTCAGCTTCGGCCAGCCCCTGTCTTCGGCCGGACTCAACGCCGCCTTCACGACCAAGCTGGACTTCAACGGCGGGAACCTGTCGGCGACGACGCTCAAGCTCGGCGGCTTCGGCCTGTATTTCGGGGGAACGACGTCATCGTTTCCCGCCCTCAAGCGGACCGGCAGCGCGATCGAGGTGCGCCTGGCCGATGACAGCGCCTACACGCCGATCAATGCTCTTACGTTTGCGGCTGAGCCTGGCGGCGGCTTTGCGTCGGCCAATTCCGGCTTTTTCAGCTGGGCCGGCAGGTCGGTCATTCGCTCGCCGGCCGACGGCACGATCGAGCTCCTGAACAGCGCGGAGACGGGCTTCAGCTTCCTGCAGTTCGGCGGGACGACGGCCAGCTTTCCTGCGCTGCAGGGGTCCGGATCAGGCCTGATCGCGACCCTCGCGGACAATTCCGCCTACACCTCAATTCGCATGGCCTCGTCGGTCTACGGCGCCGGCAGCAAGGTCTCCGACACGGCGGACGGTGCGATCCGGCTGAGCAATAGCGCCGTGAACGATTTCGCCCGGCTGCAGTTCGGCGGCACGACGTCATCGTTTCCCGCGCTCAAGCGTAATGGCGCCGGGATCGACGTGCGCGTGGCCGACGACAGCGCCTACGGGGTCGTCAACGCCCTTACCTTCGCCTCGCAGCCGGGAGGCGGCCTTTCGGCTTCCGCAGGCGGCTATCATAGTTGGGCCGGCCGATCGGTCATCCGCTCGCCGGCGGACGGCGCCATCGAGCTGCTGAACAGCGCCGAGACGGGATTCAGCTTTTTGCAGTTCGGCGGGACGACGGCGAGTTTTCCAGCGCTGACGGCAAACGGAGTGGGTTTGAAGGCGACACTCGCCGACAACAGCGCGTTCACCTCGTTCCGAGCTGCCTCAACCGCATACGTCTTCGGGAGCGTCATAACGGATTTGGCCGATGGGACGTTTCGGCTAGCGAAATCGAACGGCTCTCAGCCGACAGTTGCTTTGCTGCCAACCTGCAATTCGAGCAACGATGGAGGCCGAGCCTTCGTCACCGACGCTACGTCGTCCACCTTTGCGGCTTCGCTGGCTGGTTCCGGCTCCAACCACGTGCCGGTCTATTGCGATGGCGGTTCCAGCACATGGCGGGTCGGCTGATGAAGCTTCCCGCGGCTCCCGGGCAGTATGACGCCGCTGACCAGGCCCGAATCCGCGCCGCTATCGAACAAGCGGACGCCCAGACCGTGAAGCGCAGCGTGGCCGTCACCTACCTGCTGCTCAGCCAGCCCGATGGCACGGTGGGCAAGCTGACGGTGAACAGTTCGGGCGCCGTGATTTGGACGGCGCTCTAGAGGCCGAAACGGCGACGGCGGCCTGGACCCGCTGCCGGCCCTATGTCGAAGCGGCCCTGACGCACGCGGGCGGCACCCACGACGTCGAGGACGTGGCGCAGCTGGTCGCCGAGGGCAGGGCGCACTTCTGGCCCGGACGGCGCTGCGCGGTGGTGACCGAATTCTACGACTATCCGCGCCTGAAGGCCTGCAACCTCTGGCTCCTGGGCGGGGACCTCGAGGAACTGCTGGCGATACGTCCGAAGATCGAGGCGTGGGCGATGGCGCAAGGATGCGTGCGCATCCTGGGCGGCGGACCGCGCCGCGCTTGGGCGCGGATTCTGGCTCCCCTGGGCTACAGGCCCGCCTGGATCATCTACTACAAGGATTTGAATCCATGAGTTTTTCCGCGAACCACCAGGACACAAGCGGCACTCAAACGACGAGCCTCGACCCGCAATATCAGGCGGCCGTTTATGGAAATCTGGCGCGGGCCCAGGGATTGGCCAACACGCCCTTCCAGCCCTATTCCGGCGCTCAGGTCGCGTCGTTTACGCCGACGCAGCTCCAGGCCCAGAACGCTTTCACCACCATTGGCCAAACCGGAGTGGGGAACGCGCCACTGCAGACGGCCATGGGTCTGGCGTCTGGGGCGGGGAGTTACCAACCCCAGAGTGTGACCGCGACGCCGCTGACCGGCGTCGACCTGTCCGGGTACATGAATCCGTACAGCCAACAGGTGATCGGTTCGACGCTGAGCGATCTCAACCGCCAGCAGCAGATCCAGGACCAGGCCGACGCCTCGACGGCGACCAAGGCGGGCGCATTCGGCGGCTCGCGCTCCGCGGTGCTGCAGAGTCTGGACGACGATAACTTCGCCCGCGCCCGGGCCTCGACCCTGGCGAACCTCAACCAGTCCAACTACGCCCAGGCCCAGGGCGCGGCCGAGAACGACCTTCAGCGGGCTCAAGCGGCGAGCCTGGCGAACCAGAGCGCTGGGCTTCAGGGCGCCAGCCTTCAGCTCAATGCGGCCGGCGCCCTGGCCGGAATGGGCGGGCAGCAGCTGAACCAGGCGCTGGCGCAGGCGGGCGCGCTATCGACCGCCGGCAACGCCCAGCAGCAGAACCAGCAGGCCCAACTGGATGCCGCCTATCAGCAGTGGCTGATGGGGCAGCAGTATCCGGTTCAGATGCAGCAGCTGCTGAACCAGGCGGTGGGTCTTGTTCCGCATACGGGGACAACGACCTCGACGGGGAGCACGACGAGCGGAGGGATGACCGACTTCGGTGGCCTCGGCGACATTGCACCCTTCTTCATCCCATGACTGGCGCAGATGCTGGACTGCTCGGCGCCGGTTTGAGTCTCCTTGGACTCTTTGCGCAGGCGGCGCTATTCGCCTTCTTCCTGGGCAAGCTTTCAGCGCGTGTCACGAGCATTGAATCACGCAGTCGGGCGACCGATGACTATGCGGCCGCCCTTGCCGCCATGACCGCGACGCTCCACGCGCTCAAAGAGAGCGTCGACGACATCAAAGTCACGTTTTCGCGAAGGTTCGAGGCCGTGGAGCACACGGTAAAGAACTTGATGATGGCCCGGCCACGCCGGAAGGCCGGGGCCGAAGACTGATCCACGCAGGAGACAAGGATGACCGAGCAGGAGCGGTTCGACCGCTGCCTGGCCGAAGTGTTGCGCCTGGAAGGCGGCTATACCGACAATCCCGACGATCCGGGCGGGCCGACGAACTTCGGGATTACCCAGGCGACGCTCGCCACCGCCTGGGGCAGGCCCGCTACGGCCAAGGATGTGGCAGCTCTGACCGTGGCCGACGTGGCCGAGATCTATCGCACCCGATATTGGGCGAAGACGCGATGCGGCGAGTTGCCGGCGGGGCTGGACCTCGCCGTTGTCGACACGGCGGTGAACATGGGCCCCGAGACGGCGGTGCGCTTATTACAGCGGGCGCTTGGCGTTTCGGCGGATGGGGTGGTTGGTTCTGCGACTTTGGCACGGGTAGAAGCCGCGCCAATCGCGTCAGTCATCCGTACACTGAGCGAAATGCGCCGGAGTCGCTATCGCGCGCTGGTCAAATTTGAAGCGTTTGGGAAGGGCTGGCTGCGCCGTGTCGACGCAGTGGAGACTTTGTCCCTGGCTTGGGCGTCCGGCACCTGAGTCTTGGGCCCCTTAGCGAAAATATGTTTGTCGCTTCTCGACGTGAAGTGTGACGTCTCCGAGAGCTCGAAGAAAAGGAAGGGCCAGAGCCCTGATCGCCCTGGGGGTTTTGTATTTCAATATTGGCTTAAGGCCCAGCTTACGACGCAGTGCGGCCCAAAAATAATCTATAGTAAAGCCAAAATCTGCGCGGAGGCGTGCTCGTTTGCAGGTGTCAAGCATTGTTGTCGTGCTCGTATAATTTGTCCAAAATCCTAGATAATCTGCATGTTCTTCGGCGTGGACATCACGACTTATACCGAACGCGGCGCGGTGAGCCAGATATGGCTTGGGAAATACGTATCCGGCAACTCTGATATAGCTCCGTCGTAGAGAGTACTGACGGAACCGGTGGGCAATGGGCAAATGAACATGACCTTCCCATAGAATTTCTTGAGATGGATAAAGATGAATTCCCATGCCGCCTTCACAAAGAGCCCTGTGGTGCTCAGACATAAAGAAAACATGATCTGTCACATGTTCGAGAACTTGATTGGACACTACAACATCCAAGAATCCGTCGGCAAATGGCCAGCGATCTTTGCTGGTAATTAAACGCAGTCTGTCATGCCAATCGACGTTTCGGTCAGATTCAGAAAGCAGATCGATCGCCTTGTCGAAAAATCCATCTGCTTGAACACCGCTGTCCGATACATCGAAGCCGTACAATTCAAGTTCGATGTCGGGCCGCAGTGATCGAAAATCTGTCGCAATGAGCGCGAGGAGCGCGCCAGATCCGCATCCTGCGTCGCATAGACGGACGATTCCCTTTCTCGCTCCTAGCAAGGTATTGAGCGTCGCGATGATGTGGTGATGAGTGGCGCTGATCACTGAGCCGGCCTATCGGGACTTATAAAACGCGATCACATCCGCGTGTGTTATCTCCGCATCCGCCTTGCGAGCATAGAGATAGGCGCCGCAGGCGGCATCTTCCTGCCATCGCCCCTTTCCATCGAAGAAGCGCAGCCAGAAGAAGGGCAGGGTCAAGACCCAGGCTGCTTTGTCGCTTCGAAACAGGGCGCGCCAGAAGTAGCGCCAGGCCCAAATCAGGCCCGTACCAGCCCCCGCCGTTGCGCCCGCTTCAAGGACCGCAAATCGACGGAAGAGCCATCGGTGGCCGCCCAGGCTGAAACGGGAGAAATCGTACGCGCCTTCGTGGACCTGCTGCATGAAGGGCGTGTCCGAAAAGACCACCCCGCCCGGCTTCAGTACGCGATGAATCTCGGACACCACCCTTTCGGGATCCAGGACGTGCTCCAGAACGGCCTGAATCCAGACCCCGTCGAAGCTCGCCTCGACAAACGGCAGGTTGTGACCGTCGGCGACCAGACAGGTATTGGGCGAAGCGTAGATGTCGGTCCCGATCGTGCGGCCCGCCGCGTAAAGCCGATTGGCGCCGGAACCAATGGAGCCTCCACCGATCACCAGGACGCGACCCGTGGGTCCGATGTCCTGCAACATGCGCCCCGCGCTTCTCTCGGCGGCGGAATTGACGCCGAACAGCACCCGCCTGATAGCGGACCTGATCCGGGAAGTATGGCGGGGCACGGGCGATGAGCCTTCGGCCGCGATGAACGCGTCGCGATCGAGGATCGAGCGCTCGAAATCCACCAAAATCGGCTGGCCGCTCGAGAACAGGAATGGTCCGCAAACGTCGCAGCCGTCAATCCGGTCGAGTCTAGACGCGCACGTGGGGCAACGCAGGAGGCCGATCAGTTCGGCGGCCATGCTCATTTGTTCACGCGACGCGCCACGCGCTGCCGACTGCTCCGCTTCATCGCGCAAATCAGCGCCGACTTGCTCGCTGACGTCAACATCATATGGGCCCGCGACGGGAGTGCGGACGGCGGGCGGCCCAATGCCGACGATCTGACCCACCTGCGACCGCTTCGGCCGGCGTCGTATCACCTAGAGGAGCCACGATGACACTTGACCCGATCTCCGCCGCCATGGATCTCGGCGGAAAGCTTATCGACCGCCTCATTCCCGATCCTGCAGCGAAGGCTCAAGCCAGCCTCGAGCTGCTGAAGATGCAGCAGGACGGCACCCTTGCCCAACTGACCGCCGATACCGACCTGGCCAAGGGCCAGCTGGGCGTCGATCAGGCCGAGGCGGCGAACCAGAATATATTTGTGGCCGGCTGGCGGCCGTTCATCGGCTGGGTGTGCGGCGCGGGGCTGGCCTATCAGTTCATCGCGTCGCCCTTGCTGACCTGGGTCGCGGCGCTGTGCGGCACGCCGATCGCAACGCCAAACCTCGACCTCGGAACGCTGCTGACCCTGTTGTTGGGCATGTTGGGCCTGGGCGGGATGCGGACGGCCGAAGTCATCACGGGCGTGAAGCCGCGCGGCGTGTAGGCCAACGTCCCTGGTCGCACAGCGCGTCGCACCCCCAAGCATTGGACGGCGCCTGGCTGCGCCAAATCTCCGGAGCATCCCCATGACATTGAAGACGTGGCTGTTGGCCTCGGCGCTGGCGCTTGCCTGCTCGCCGGCGCTCGCCGCCGATCCCATCGCCTATACCGACGCCGATGGGGTGAACGACATCCCCGTCAGCGTGGCCAAGCCGCTGCCCGTGACCGGTTCGGTGGCGCTGGCGCCAAGCTCGGCCTCGGGCGCGGCCATCGCTCCGACCACCAGCACATCCGCCGGCTCAAACCTGCTGCTCAAATCGGGGGCCGGCAACGGATACCGGTACGCCATCACGACGAGCGGCAGCGCAGGCTACTTCATGGTGTTCGACGCCGCGTCAGCGCCCGCCGACGGCGCGGTGACCCCCAAAATTTGCCGGGCGGTCGCGGCGAACAGCTCGCTCGAGATCGATCATTCGACGGCTCCAGACCGGTTTGCGACGGGCATCGTCGAGGTGTTTTCGACCACCGGCTGCTTCACCAAGACCGCTTCCGCGACCGCCGAGCTGGAAGGGAGCGTGCAATAATGCCGCAAGGAACGTCGAGCCTTACGGGAGGCGTGAACTCCCAGAGCCAGGTTTTCACCTCTTCGACCTCTTGGACGGCGCCGTCCAACGTGACGCTCGTGTGGGCCACGCTCCAGGGCGGCGGGGGCGGCGGGGGCGGGGGCAACGCCTCCGGCGGAGCGGGCGGCGGCGGGGGAGCCGGCAACACGGTCTTCGAGCACCCCCTGAACGTCACGCCGGGCCAGACCCTGACCATCACCATCGGCGCCGGCGGGTCGGCCGGAACGGTGGGGAACACCGGCGGCGACGGCGGCTTCACGACCGTGACCGGCCAGAATCAGCCTCTCCAGGTTCAGGCCAACGGCGGCGGCGGCGCGTCGGCAGGCGGTGCGTCGAACGGCGGCAACAGCGGAAAAGGCGGCGGCAACCCAGGCTGGCCGCAGGCCACGGGCGCGGCCGTCGGCGGCGCGGCCGGCGGGGCGACCGGCAACATCGGCAGCCAGGTCCAGAACATCTGGGTCGGGAACGGGGGCGCGGCCGGCGCCGGCACGGGCGCGGGCAGCGGCGGCTCGGCGCGGAACGTAATGAACGGAGCGCTCGCAGGCGGCGGCGCTGGAATTGGCGGCGGCGGCGGCGGGGGATCCTTTTTCGGCAATGGCGGGCCGGGCGGCGGCGCTTCGGCCGCAGGGACGCCCGGCGGTGGAAACGGGGCCGGCGGCGGCGGCGGCGGCCAGAACGCGGCAGGGGCTGCCGGATCGGCCGGTCTCGTGATCCTGGAATGGGTGGGTTAATGCAACAGATCTTCGCCGTGCTCGACGCGACCAACACCGTCGTCAACATTATCGAGTCGGATCAGGCGTTCATCGACGCGAACTGTCCGGGTTCGCCGGTGCTCAAGACGCCCGGCGGCGTCGGCTCGATCTATGATGGGGCAAGCGAGGACTTTTCTATTCCCCAGGCGCCGAGCCCATAG